TGTGGCAAGTGCCGGCGATTGAGGTGAGTATATCGATCGTCAATGACTGGCCGCCGAACATTCGCTCGATCCGGGCGGTTTTGCCGGTATCGGAGCGCAATATCTTCGCTTACGGCGGCATTATCTACAATCCGGGGGGAGGTGGGCTCTCCCCGGAGCTGGTGGCGCACGAGGCGGTGCATTTCGAGCAGCAGCGGAAATTGAATCGCTGGTATCGTCGCAATGGTGCTGAGGTCTGGTGGCGGCGGTTTTTGCGGGATCCTGAGTTCCGATTGGAGCAGGAGCTTGAGGCGCACCGGGCTGAATATCGTGAATTTTGCCGTTTGCACAGTGATCGGAACGAGCGCCAGCGGGCCTTGCGGGTTATTGCTGGCAAGCTGGCCAAGCCGATGTACGGTGGCATAATCACGGTTTCCGAAGCGATAAAGGCGATTCAATGAGCGAGCGGGTCTGGAATGATGCACATTTTGGGGTTTTGGTGATTGGTGAGCGGCATCTGGCGTTTACGCTGGACGGCACGGTGATGCTGGCGGTGTTGCCGGCGACCGATCCGGTAGCGAATGAGGACTGGGAATGAGTGACGAAACCGATCGAATCAACGCGATTCTGCAGGCGAACAAGGAAAAGGATTTTGTAAAGCGCATCCTGGACCCTGAAAATTCGCCGAGCATCGATATGGGCGGCGGCATGACCGGGACGCATTTCATGGCGTCTGGTGAGGCTGACGGAAAATTCTACGCCTACCCTACGATTCAGCGCATGGCAGATGGCTCGCTGAAAAAAATGGAGGCCAATGAGGCGTTTCAGCAGGCGGTGTCCAATGGCGAACTGATTGAGTTTGCCTCGGACGAAGAGGCCAAGTGGTTCGCGATGAATTACAAAAAGGTCTGGGCAAAAGATGACGAGTAATTGGCTTAGCAGGGCACAGCGGGAATTGCTCGATCGTTATGACGAGCAAGGCGTGTGGTTGTCGGACAGGACGCTGGTCACGATCAAGGGCGAGATGATTACGGTCAAGGATGCCGAACCGATGAGCAAGGCCGACATCATTCGCCGCCGCATGGAGGCGATCGAAATGCGCTATCCGTTGATCTGGGTCGGTTCTGGTCCTCCACTGTGGGGGTGCTGCATGTGAGTGAACAAAGCGCATTGATGCAGGACTTGATGGCCAATTATGGCGTCATGTCGGATGAGAAAAAGAACGAGATCGACCAGTTTTTGAGCGAGCGCTCCGCGCACCGGCTGTGGTTCCCGACACCGGGCAAGCAGCTCGATGCGGTGAATTGCAAGGCCGATATTATGCTCTACGGCGGCTCAGGTGGCTGTGGTAAGACGGATCTGATCCTGGGCCTTGCGACCGAGTATCACCAGCGAACGCTGATTATTCGCAAGCATTACACCGATTTGAACGCGCTGACCGACCGCGCCAAGGCGATCAATGGCACCGAAAAGGGCTACAACGGCTCGATACCGCCCAGATTGAAAACGGTGAACGGCAAGGTCATTGATTTCGGTGGTTTGGCTAAGTCGACCGATCACGAGCACTGGCAGGGCCAAGCGCACGATCTTTTGGCGATCGACGAGGTGGTGCAGAATCGCGAGGACCAAGTCAGGTTTTTGATGGGCTGGGTGCGCTCTGAGGATCCGACTCAGCGCTGCAGGACCGTATTCGCCAGCAACCCGCCGACCAGTTCGGCTGGTGACTGGATTATTCCGATGTTCGCGCCGTGGCTGGATAATCGCTATCCGAATCCGGCCAAGCCGGGAGAGCTGCGATGGTGTGTTTCCGATGAGGACGGTCAGGACTTCTGGGTCTCGGGGCCCGATGCAAAAATCGATAGTGGTCAATTCAATGATGACGGCACGACCCGGTTTCTCATTCCTATGTCGCGAACCTTCATACCCGGCACTCTTAGTGACAATCCGTTCTACGCTGATTCGGGTTACGCCGCACAGTTGGACGCTCTACCCGAGCCGCTGCGCTCGGCGATCCGAGATGGCAACTTCATGGCGGCTCGCCAGGATGATCCTGAACAGGTTATCCCGACCGAGTGGATCCGACTGGCGCAAGCTCGCTGGCGACCCGACCCGCCGTTTCAGATCCCCCAATGCGCGCTTGGTGTTGACGGTGCCCGCGGCGTCGACGACATCGCGATCGCACGGCGTCACGATGGCTGGTTCGCGCCGCTTTTAGTCTGTAAGGGCCGCGATATTGCCAGTGAGGGCACTGAGCCACACGGTTCGGATCTGGCCGGCTACGTGGTCAAGCATCACCGCAATGCGGCGAAAATCATCTTCGATGGCGGTGAGACAACAGGTGCACAGGCCGCAGGCCATCTCAAAGAAAAGGGCATGGACATTCACGTGCATCTGGGCATGGACAAGTCGATTCGGCGCACGGTCGACCAGAAGTTGCGATTTTTCAACAAGCGAGCAGAGATCATCTGGCGCTTTCGCGAGGCTCTGGATCCTGGGCAGGACGGTGGTTCACCGATCGCGCTGCCCGACGATCAGATGCTTGTCTCGGATCTCACGGCAGTCCACTGGGAGCTGACGCCCAATGGCATCAAGGTCACACCGAAAAAGGATGTCGTGAAATTACTCAAGCGCTCACCGGATCGCGGCGATGCCGTGCAGATGTGCTGGAGCGAGGGCGACAAGTCACAGGCATTACTGCCAGATTGGCGGCCCGATCAGAGAGTGGGTACTATGGCCGACAAGCGCAGGCCGCAAGTAAACTACGGGCCAAGGAAAGGCCACAGGAGAGGGCGATGAGTGGATTGAAAAACACCGGCAAGCGACTCTGGAATCTGGGCGTAGGTAAGGGCTACAAAACCAATCGCGAAGTCCAGCTCGAAAAAGAGGCGAAAATCCAAAAGGGCAAAGACAAGATATTCCACAGCGCCGAAGTCCCAGACGAGGAAGTCATCAAACGCAACGAACGTCGCAAAGCCGCCATGAGAAGTGGCTCCCGCGCAAAAACTGTACTCACCGAGGAAGATAGGCTCGGATAAGGAGATCCACCATGGCACGTAAACAGGAAATTATTTTTGTTCAGGCCGTTGGCCAAGGCCTCGGCACCGCCAACAACGATCGCGGAGTTGGCGAATCCAAAAACTTTTCAGCCTTCCTCGATGTCACCGGGAATAGCGGCACCGCCGAAACGCTGAACGTGAAATTTCAGGAATGGGATCAGGCCTCCGAGAAGTGGTACGACATCGCTGGCGCTGCATTTACTGAAGCCACTGGTGTTACCAATGAGCGCATCACGTTCGCGGTCAACGCGCTACGGATCCGCTGTGTGCAGGTCATTGGCGGCAGCGCAACGCCGACATTTGACTTCACGGTGGGCGCAATCGGAACGCCATAATGAGACCGCAAGATCTGATTCTGCGCGGGATGCAGCTTTTCAAAGATCGAAAAGCCATCACGACGCTGTGGCAGGAACTCGCTGAAAACTTCTATCCGCAGCGGGCCGATTTCACGATCAACCGGTACATTGGCGAGGAATTCGCCGAGCACCTGTACTCGAGTTATCCGATTCTTGTGCACCGCGACCTATCGAATTCGTTTGCGGCGATGCTCAGGCCCAGGGCGAAAGCGTGGTTTGAGACCTCGGTCGACGGTTACGAGGATCTGGGCCAAGAGGCAAAGGGCTGGCTGCAATGGGCCACCAAGCGTCAGCGGGCGATGATGTACGATCGGCGCTCGCAGTTTATCCGCGCCACCAGTGAGGGCGATGCTGATTTCGCGCTGACCGGCCAGTGCTGCATTACTCGCGAGATGGTGTATCACGCGATGAGGCCGCATTTGCTGTATCGCACGTGGCACCTCAGGGATGTTGCGTGGGCTGAGATGGCTGACGGTTCGATCGGCGAGATCTACATTAAGTGGAAGCCGACCATCAAGCAGCTCAAGGAGATGAACCTCAACCTGCATTACGAGGTTTCGAAAAAGGATCACAAGGAGTCGCTGAGCAAGCACCAGTGTATGCGGCTCGCAGTTTCCACGGACATTTACCGCGGCCAGAATGGTGAGGGTGAGGGCTATCCGTGGATCATGGTGTATCTGGACGTCGCCAATATGCACATTATGGGCGAGGTCGGCCTCTTCAGTCACGGCATCACCCTCCCGCGCTGGCAGACGGTCTCCGGCTCGCAATATGCGTATTCCCCTGCCGCTGTTGCCGGGTTGCCGGATGCCCGTTTACTGCAAGCGATGAGCCTGACGCTGTTGGAGGCTGGTGAGATGTCGGTCAGACCCCCTATGATCGCCACTCAAGACGCCGTTCGCGGCGACGTCCAGCTTTATTCTGGCGGCATCACTTGGGCTGACGTCGAGTACGACGAGCGCAAGGGCGACGTCCTGAGGCCTATCACTCAGGATCGTCGTGGTTTGCCGCGTGGCTTTGAGCAGCGCGACACGCAGATGTCGATGCTCGCCGAGGCGTTTTACATCAACAAACTAACGCTGCCGCCGCCTGAGGGCGACATGACAGCGTTCGAAACGGGTCAGCGCGTGGAGGAGTACGTCAGGGCAGCCTTGCCACTATTCGAGCCGATGGAGCATGAATACAACGGCCAACTTTGTGAAGATACCTTCGACGGCCTTCTGCGCGCTGGCACTTTCGGATCTCTCCAGGACATGCCGCGAGAGCTGCAGGGTCGGGATATTCACTTCAAATTTGTATCTCCGCTGCACGAGGCGATCGAGCGCAAAGAGGCCTCGACATTCCTCGAGTCTGCCGATCTCATTGAGCGGGCGATGGCATTCGATCCTGTTGCTGGCGCTCATGTGGATATGGGTTTGCAGCTTCGCGATTCTCTCGAGGCCATTGGTGTGCAAGCCAAGCACATGCGCACCCTGGATCAGGTTAAGGAGATTGTCGCGGCGCAGGCAGAGCAGGCCGAGATGGAGGAGCAAGTCGAACTCGCCAAGGGCGGGGCGGTGGCAGCTCGTGATGCGGCTCAGGCTCAGCAGGCTATGGAGCAATGAAGCCAGAATTCACACAAATCCAGCGGTCGATCGACGAATGTCTGCCGCACAAAGATCCTTTGGTGCGACCGGACTACACGGAGGCCGAAATTCAGGCTCTCCGTGCGGTCCATCGTGGCGAGGCCGATGCGCGCCAGCAACGGCTTTTGTGTGATTTTTGGATACGGGCGGCTGGTACTCACGACGAGACCTATCGGCCCGGAGATACACATGCGACCGCGTTTGCCGCTGGCAAGCGCTTTGTCGGAACGACTTTCATATGGATGTTAAGGTCGGCACCCACGAGGACGGATCCCGACAAGATCGCGGCAAGGCGATCAACACAATCTGAGGAACAAGGACATGCCTGATCCAGTAGTAGACCCAACAGTAGACCCAACATTAGACCCAACAACGGGCAAGCCCGTAGTAACCACGATCAACCCGGGCGAGGAGCACTGGTCGACGACGATCGTCGGCGATAACGCCGAACGCGCTGAGGCGATGAAAGCCTTTGAGACACCTGAGAAGTTTTTCGAGGCCAATGACACAGCGCTGGACTGGCGCCGCGGCATTGCCGGCGACGATGACAAGTATTACGCGGAGCTGCAGCGCTTCAACGCGGCGCTGGACTACGGTAATTCGTTCCGCGAGGCCCAGCAGACGATTCGCTCCGGCAATCTGAAAGCGGCCCTCAAGGACGACGCGACCGAGGATGACGTCAAGGCCTACCGCGAAGAGAACGGCATTCCGCTGGAGCCTTCCGGCTATCTGGAGAATCTGCCGGAGGGGCTGGTCCTGGGTGAGAACGACAAGGAGATTTTCGAGGACTACCTCTTGGCGATTCACGGCCATAATGCGCCTCCCGAGATCGCTCACGCGACCCTCGAGTGGTACAACGGCTTTGCTGAGCAGCAGCAGGCGATCCAGCTTGCGCTTGACGACGATCATTCCGCTGAAACGACGACTGAGCTGCGCGGCGCGTGGGGCGCCGATTATCAGGCGAATCTGAATCTGGTTCACGGTCTGCTCGAGGGTCAATTCGGCAAGGACGCCAAGGAACAGCTCTTGAATGGTCGCTACGCTGACGGCAGGGCCTTCCTCAACGATCCCAAGGTGCTCAAGGGGTTCGCCGAGATGGCTCGTGCGCTCAATCCGATCCACCAGATCACACCTCCAGGGCATGATCCGAGCCAGACTCTCAATGACGAGATCTCCGAACTCGAGAAATTCATGTCAGAGCACCGCACCGAGTACAACAAGGATGTTGGCAAGCAGGAGCGTCTGCGCCAGCTCTATCAAATCAGGATCGATCAGGCAGCAGCAGCATAAGGAGATGCGGTAATGGGCTCACTCGAAACCATGGCGTTAGCCACCACTAAGGCCTCGGGTAAAAAATCGGCCAAGCAGAAAGCAAAGGAGGCCAAGCTCAGAGAGGGCGGCCATTACAGCAAAACCGGGGCGCCCGGTGCCTCTGAGCAATACACTGGCATCAAGCCGGGTCAGGCTCCCGGAGCGGCTCCGCTACCGGGCAACCGACCGGGCCAAAGGCTTAACAAGAGGCTCGGTGGGGCCCGTACACCGATGGCACCATAATGGCCCGCCTGTGGGGAAGAGATGGCTCTCGCTGGACAAGTGTCGCAAGGCACTGGGGCGACATCCGTGAGTACCAGAAGCACAAGGGCGATCCTGAGCTGGGTGAGGGTAAGATTGGAGTGACGCCCATGACTGATGCGCAGATTGCTGACAAGAAGATCCGCGATGCCAGAAAGGCCAAAACGCCCATGGCTCGACAGGTCTACACCGACTCAGCCGCGGGGCGATAGTTAAAAGGCCAGCGGCCTGTTGACACGGCGGGCCGCTTGTCTTAAATTTCGCATACCACACCAAGGTCAGCCAACCTCCTCTGAGCCCTGACCGACTCCCCGGCCCCTGAGCCGGCAATGTGAGCGGCCCCGCAAGGCTAACCCTCTCACAGCCAATCAGGCCAACCCGATAGTGGAATAACGGATTATTCTTTTCATCTGGGAGAAGCCAAATGGCTGAAACAGCATTTCAAATTCAATACCGGCAGGAATTCATCTCCGGTTTCGAGCAGCTCCAGTCTCTCCTGAGATCCTTTACGACCACGGAAGCGGTCATCAAAGGCAATCAGGCGACTTTCTTGGTAGCTGATTCTGGCGGCGCAACCGCCAAGACTCGCGGCGTGAACGGATTGATTCCGGCTCGTGGCGATAACCTGACCCAGCCTGTCGCGACCTTGGTCGAATGGCATGATCTGGTTCGTAAGACGGATTTCAACATCTTCGCATCGCAGGGCAACCAGCGGGCGATCATGCAGAAAACGTCGATGGGTGTCATCAATCGTAAGATCGATCAGGACATCCTCAGCGAGCTTGCCACGACCACTGTCAATATCGGCGCTGCAGTCGTTGCGAACACACTTCGCACGTTGCGGGCCAAGACGGTTCTGGGCAACAACGATGTGCCGTGGGACGGTAACATCACCTTTGTCGTAACCCCTGCTTACGAGGCCTACATGATGGGCGAGAATGATTTTAGTTCTCGCGACTACACCATGAACGGGCCGTTCGATGCAGCGGATCCGGCATGGCGTGATCGTCCTGTTGCGTACCGTTGGCTCGGTATCAACTGGATCGTGCATCCTAATCTGAACGGTGGCGGCGGCCCCGGTAGCGCGACTGAGGAATGCTATATGTTCCACAAGTCAGCGATCGGCCATGCCTACAACGCTGACGATCTGGAAGCAAAAGCGGGCTACGACGAGGAACAGGATTATTCCTGGGCTCGTTGCAGCATTTACATGGGCTCACAGCTCTTGCAGAATTCTGGCGTGTGCATCGTTGCACATGACGGCTCTGCTCTCGCTGCTGCATAGGAGATTCTATCGTGGCTTACAAACCTGATAATTTAGTACAGATGATCCCGCGCCTTGGCACAGGCGACAACCTCGCTGCAGACGATGGCGGTTACTCAGTTGCCCTTTGGTCGTATCGCCAGATAACCGGCGACGGCGACTTGGCGACGATGGTGGCCGACAACTACATCACGGATGGCAATGACAAAGGCCTGAAGGTCGGCGACATCGTCATTTTCGTGGAGGACACCGTGGACTCGTCGTGGAAACAGGTCAACACGGTATCCGCTGCAGGTCTGGTGACGTTTATCACGGTCAGCAACCCGTAGTAGCGGAGCGGGACGCTTTGCGCGACAATGCGAGGGGCAGACTCATTCCGGGTCTGCTCCTTTCTTGTTTGGAGAAGATGAATGGCTGAAGCAAAGAAAAAAGATGTACCGACTCCTGAGCCGGATACTTCCGAAAATTCCACACCGATTGATGAAAAACCGGAAGTGGACGCGGAACCTGAGGCTGCGGCCCCTGAGCTGACTGTAGTCAAGAAAGCCGAGCCGGTGACCATGCACCGCATGGCCCTGGATGCTGAGATAAATACTCACTTCCGCATCACTGTGAAGCAGGGCGTCACGCCTGAACAGTGCATGGATGAAGGGTTCTGGGCTCACCTGACCACTCGCCTGATTCCGGGCGATACGCTGATTGTCAGGCCTGACGATTCAGCATGGGAGCTGGTTCTCAATATCGTCAATGTCGGCCCGAACTTCGCGCACGTTCACAAAAAGGTGTACTACGATCTGGTCCCTGCAATCGCACGTGAAGCGCTGCCGTCGATCTACAAGGTCGAATATGCCGGCCCGGTGCATAAGTACCGATTCTTGCGTGAAGGCAAGATGATGCGCGACGGCTTCGCAACCGAGGCCTTGGCACAACGCGCCGCCCAACAGCATGAAATGGCTGTAAACAGGTCGGTGCCCAAGTAGCCGATCAAGGATTGAACACAAGCGCAGGGATGCGCTGGCCTGGAGCAGGACATGACCGATAGACTCTCGATTTACAACGGCGCCCTGAACATCTTGGGTGAGCGTAAACTTGCGGATCTCGACGAAAATCGCGAGCCGCGATTCCAGCTCGAGGACATCTGGGACAACGACATGATTTTGCGCTGTCTGCAGATGGGCCAGTGGAATTTTGCAGCTCGCTCAGTGGAGCTGGCCGCATCCCCCTCGGTGACGCCGTCCTTCGGCTACCAGTTCGCATTCGACAAGCCGCCAGCAGACTTCGTGCGCACGATGATGGTCTGCTACGACGAGTACTTTAATCAGCCGATCACGCGCTACTCCGACGAGGGCAACTGGATTTTCTGTGACACCGAGCTGATCTACCTCAAGTACGTGTCCAGCGATGAGCAATTCGGCAATGACTTCTCGCTCTGGCCGGCGAATTTCACTGAATTTGTGGAGCACTATCTGGCGTACAAGGTGGCCCCTCGGATTGTCGGGCTCGACATGAAGGAACGCACCATGGAGGCCAAGTTCGAACGGTCGCTGCTGAAAGCCAAGGCAACTGACGCCATGGAGTCGCCTGCGAAGTTCCCGCCAAAAGGCGGCTGGGCTCAGTCTCGGCAAGGCTTCAGATCCGGCACGACTGACCGTGGTAATCGCAGCCGATTGATCGGCTGATGACCGACCAAAACACAGAGATTCTCGCCTTCAACCGAGGCGTTATCGACGCTAAGGGCCTTGCCCGGATCGACCTCGAGCGCATGGCCATGTCGGGCGAGATCCAGTCAAACTGGATGCCCAGGGTGCTCGGATCCATGATGCTCAGGCCCGGTATGGGGTTCATCGATAATTCTCAGAGCAACAACAAGGCCCGCCAGCTCCCGTTCACGTTTGGTGTTGATGACACCGCTCAGATCGAACTCACCAACAACCTGTTGCGGGTACGCATCGATGACGTCCTGATCTCGAGGCCGAATGTCTCCTCTTTGGTGACGGAACCGGGCTTTACCGCCTTGACGACATGGACTGATCGCGATGAGTCTGGAGCCGTATCGACCAACAAGAACGATGCCGTGCATGGCTGGGTTCTATCTCTGATCGGCACCGGGGATCTGGCTGCTCGCAGGACTCAGGACGTTTCGATAGCCGTAGG